GAGCGAAGAGAACGGGAGAAAAAACGCTTAAAGAACGGGAACGGATTTGGAAAGAGTTTACCAGAATTAGCAAAGAAAGGACTTCTTCCAACACCGAACAGATTAACAGAGACTTCCGCCCAAACTGGGAACAATTCCCAACTGAATCCGCGATTTGTGGCCGAGATGATGGGTTTTCCAACAAATTGGACAATATTACCTTTCCTAAATGGCGAAACGAAAGCATAAAAGCATACGGCAATGCTGTGGTGCCACAGTTAATTTTGCCTATATTCCAAACCATTCAAAAACTACATTTGAAATTGTAAGAAAATTATGACTTACAATTCTGTGAGCAATAAGAATAATCAATAAACATAGAGAAGAAACATGATACAACAAGCAACAATCCACAAGCTGCCATTATTGGTTGGCTGCAAATCATTTGAACGAAATCACACAGGTCAGATGTTGATTGATATAATCAGCAGATTTGTTGAAGCAGAATTTCCGCACATTGATGATTTCAAATTGGTCACAGCATTCCAGAAGGCTGCATCTGGAACATTGAATCTGAACAACAAGCCATTGGCCTTGTCAACATATGGGCAACAGCTATCACCAAAGGTTGTTGGTGAAGTGCTACGAGCATACATCCAAACACAGCGAACCAAGGCCGCAGAACCTGTGTTTCAGCCAAAGCAATTGACAGCTCCAAGCGACCCAATTGACAGCAAGTTCATGTATGAATGGACCATCAACTACATCCAACAGTTTGGCAGGCTGCCAGAGTATCCAATGTGGGGCTTAATATACCAATACCTGTTGGAGCGTAATGAAGTGAAAGCATTGCCAGATGAAAAGCCAGGTGGCCGATATGCGATGATGCAAGAAGTAGATAACAGGTACCAACAGACTGTTGTCAGATGGTTCCAAAACAATGGTGTTGTTTAAAATCGTATATTCGTGGAAATAAATTATTGAAAACATGAGTGAAGAGAAAACAATTTACTGTGGCAATGGCCAGAAGAAAGGTGAAACATGGCTGAAGGCATCTGTTTGCCTGTCCAATATTCCAAAGGAACACACCTTTGAATATAACGGCAAAAAGTACGTGAAGGTCAACATCAACATCAAAGATGAATTGGACCAATATGGCAATGATGTGTCCATTTCTGTTGACACATGGAAACCAGAGAAGGAAGGAAGCGTTAAAGAAAAGGTAGTGGCCAAATCCAAAGCAAAGGCCGCAGCCATTGGAAACGATGATTTGCCATTCTAAACAACAAGCAGCAATTGACCTGTTGGCGGATGATGAACTGCGTGAACTTGCAGTTCGTATCTGTCACAGGTATGCTGATGACCTAATCCAAGAAGCTGCAATGGTCATCCTTGAAATGGATGAACGGAAATGGAACAAGGTCAATGATGGTGGCTATATTCGGTTCTATATTGTACGCACAATGATGACAATGGCCACGTCACCAAGGTCCACATTTGCACGTAAGCATGGACTATTTGCACATAACAAGCAGGTGCCAGACATTGCAGACGATGCTGATGGCTATGATTGGGAACAAGAAGATGACATGACCATCATTGAAGCATTGTTGGATTCCTACCATTGGTATGATAAAGAAGTGCTACGGCTATGGCTCCAAGAAGGAAGCTACAGAAAGGTGGCTGCAAAGACAGACATACCTTTTAAATCAATTGGAAATTCGGTTCGAAGAACATTGGACCAACTTAAAGAAGACTATTATGGACTTATTATTGAACGCTGTATCAGGAGCGGCCATCGCATTACTGCTGATAGAAGTCATCAGCATCCAGACATACATTAAAAGATGGCTGAACATAGATGAATGGGCATCTATTAAGCCATTTGATTGTTCGCTGTGTCTGTCGTTCTGGATTGGTTTGATTATTGGTGCAGCATCAACATTGGAAGTTTGGCCATCTGTCCAGGTGGCATTGATGGCTGTGATATGTGAACGAATAATGACCAAGGCCAAGTTGTTCTGGATGCCATGAGCAGCAAAATCGTCAAGTTGAATGGCCACAAGCTGAAGGCTGACAAGATGGTTCGAAAGTTGGACAGCATTCTGCGTTCAATTGAAAGACTTGAAAAGATAAAAAAAAGATGTTGATATTGATTTCAATAATCATTGTAGTTGCATATCCATTTTTTAGGTATGCCAAAGAAAAAAAAGTGCGTGATGGACAAAAATGAAATTTTGCTATTTATAAATGAACGGATGCCACAGCTTCAAATGATGGCAGCCAGACAATTTAGTGGACAATTGACCAAATCTGAAGTGAAAGGATACGAAGACACATACAAAACCATTCACGGAAATGCACGTGTTTGTTTCACCTGTGGCAATTCTGCACAGACAATGGCCAGAGTGATGTTGAATTTTGCTGAAGAAAACAAGCCAAAGCCAAGGGCCAAACGCAGAAGGAAGAAATGAAGGACAATCAGAAGCATGAAAACTATGGCCTGTACATTACGCAGAACACGTACACGATGAAGTGGCACACATTCAATCGTGATGATGCTGATAAGTATTGGAACAACCAAGGTAATTTCAAGCAAGGCATTGGTGACACGCCACAGAAGGCATTGATGAATTTCAAGAAGTAATGGCAAAAAAGAAGTACATAGAAACACCTGAAAAGATGTGGCAATTGTTCCTGGAATATGGTGCAGAAGTTGCTGAACATCCAATCACAGTAAAGGACTTCATTGGTCCTAAAGCAATCGTGGTGCATCGTGAACTTCGCAGACCATTGACAATGGAAGGATTTGAAAACTTTGTGGCAAACAAAGGATTGAACCAAGACCTTGGTGATTATTTCAGCAACAATCAAGAAAGGTATGACCAATATACTACTATCTGCACGCGTATACGCAAGAGTATTCGACAGGACCAGATTGAAGGCGGCATGACAGGAATATACAATACAAGCATCACGCAGCGATTGAACAACCTAACAGAGAAGCACGAAGTGACACATCGTGAACAGCCATTGTTTGGTGATGATGAATGAATCAATTCGTCTACACAACAGCCATCCGAAAGATTCGCAAGCTGACCAAGCGCAAGAAGGTCATCCAAGGTGGCACATCAGCAGGCAAAACCTTTGGCATTCTTCCTGTCCTAATTGACAGAGCAGCCAGAACAGATGGCCTTGAAATTTCCGTAGTGTCTGAATCTGTGCCACATTTAAGGCGTGGTGCCATGAAGGACTTTCTGAAAGTGATGAACATTACAGGCAGGTACAATGATGCTGCATGGAACAGGTCACTATTGACCTACACATTCGGCAATGGTTCCTATATTGAATTTTTTAGTGCAGACCAGGAAGCAAGGCTACGTGGTGCCAGAAGAAATATCCTGTATGTAAACGAAGCAAACAACATTCCATTTGAATCATACTATCAATTGGCCATCAGAACATCTGATGAAATATTCATAGATTTCAATCCAACTATGGAATTTTGGGCGCACACAGAAGTGCTGCAAGAAGATGATTCTGAACATCTGATTCTGACATTCAAGGACAATGAAGCATTGCCAGATACCATCAGAAAAGACATTGAGAAAGCAGAACACAAAGCAAAACATTCTTCGTATTGGCACAATTGGTGGCAAGTGTATGGACTTGGAAAGATAGGCAGTTTGCAAGGTGTCGTGTTTGATGGTTGGAACCAATGCGACAAATTGCCAGATGATTACAGATGGCGGTGCATTGGATTGGATTGGGGCTACACGAACGATGCAACAGCCATTGTTGAAGTAAGGCAAGCAGATGGCAAGCTGTGGATGCATGAAATACACTATGCAACAGGAATGTCAAACAAGGACATCAGCAATGTTCTGGAAGGTTTCAAAGGTGTCGAAATCATTGCAGATTCTTCCGAACCGAAAAGCATTGATGAACTGCGAAGGTATGGCCACAGAATCCGTGGTGCAGTCAAAGGCAAGGATTCAATCATGTATGGCATCAACCAAATGCAGCAGGTGCCATTGATGGTGACATCATCATCAACCAACATCATCAAGGAACTACGTGGCTATGTATGGCAGACCGATAAAACAGGTGCATCATTGAACATTCCTGTGGACCATAGCAACCATGCAATTGATGCAGCCAGATATGCCGTGATGTCCAAATCAATGTCAACAGGAACATACGCAGTTAGATGAAAAAGCAATGCAACCATGTATGGCGAAATGATTACATCAATGGTGGCAAGGTGTGCCAAGTATGCATGAAAAAGAAAGCAGATGATTCCATTGAATAGACTTGAAAAGGAACTGAAGGAAATGACCTTTCCAGAACAGGTGAGAATCAGCAAGTGTGAAGTTGTAACCAATGTGCCGAAGATGATTGACAGCCATCTGAAGGTGCTGAAGGCAAACACAGGCAACAGATTATTCATGCCTTACTATGACAGGCTGCTGATGTTAAGATTTGCTGTAGATACAGAATGAACAATTTGCTATTTACTTGAAAGGAAACAAATGAATATTCTTCAGCGACTTGGCAAGGTGTGGAAAATGCAAGAAGCATATGATGACTATCCACAGGCAGCAAGTGACAATGCAAAGGCTGCATTGCGATATGCTGAAAAGTACGGATGGAAATCATGCGGCACACCTGTTGGCAAAGCCAGAGCAAGGCAGTTGGCAAAGCGTGAACCAATCAGCGTGGAAACAATTGAACGAATGGCAGCATTCATTCGACACAAAAGGAACAGCAAGCGCAAACTTGGTGAAGGATGTGGCCGTCTGATGTGGTTAGCTTGGGGCGGTGATGCAGGTGTGAATTGGGCGATTAGAAAAATGGAACAGATAAAGAAGAAGAATGAACGAAATTGAAATACCAAGCAGTTGGTCAGAAGTGACAGTTGAACAGTTTGCAGCATTGCAGAATGTTTTGAAACACGAAGACCTGCAACAGTATGAGAAGAATGTGGCCATCATCAGCATCATGTCTGGATGGTCCGAAGCAGATGCTAGAAAAATATCATTGAAATCATACACCAAGATTATGAAATCATTGGCATTCCTGTCTTCAGAAGTTGAAGGCAAGCTGCAAAAGTACATGATGGTGAACGGCACCAAGTACAGAATTGAATCAGATGTGGAGCAGTTAACAGGTGGGCAGTACATCACATTGATGCATCTGATGAATGACCAGGACAAGGTCATGGAAAACATGGCAGAAATTCTGGCATTGTTCTGTATTCCATCGACAAAGAAATGGTTTGGATGGAAGGATGGCATCTATGATTCTGACAATCACATGACAGTTGCTGCTGAAATGAAGGATGCCAAGATGGATGTTGTATATCCGTTGAGTGCTTTTTTTTTCGAAAGTTACAAGAACTACGCAAGCAGTATGCAGGTCTATTCAGCAATGATGGCCAAGAAGAAATTGAAGGAAGCGGAAAAGCAGTTGAAACGTATCAAACCAGATTTGGATGGCTCGACCTGGTCAACAATCTCGCAAACAATGACCAAAGCAAATGGAACCATTTCTTCAGTCTTCCAATCAGAGAACTATTTAATGTCATTACTTTCTATAGAGAAAAGCAAGCGCATGATAGGCAGCAAAATATTCAACAGCAAGCAGGACTGAAGCATGGCATTTGACAAATTGGTGGACACATTGAATGGTTTCCGTAAAGCATATACCAATGCTTTGGGCAAATCTATCAAGGACAATAATTTGGTGGCCACAGGTAGACTGAACACATCAGTCAGTCTTCCAAAACAGCCAAAGGTTAAAATCTTTGGTGGCATTTATAAAATGGCCATCACGATGGAAGACTATGGTCTGGACCTAGATGAAGGAACCAAGCCACAAGGCAAACGACCGAACAACTTCAGCTTTGCAGAAAACTATGGTGACATCTATGAATGGTTAAGCAATCCAACCATCCGTGACAAGATAGGTGGATTCAAAGGAAATTCAGACACAGAAAAATGGACACAGTCAAAGCATGAAGGTTTGGCATTTGTAATATCACGCAATCTGGCTAACTATGGATTGCGACCAAGAAATTGGATTGACCCGTACACGGAACCAATCACGAGGGCTGTGCCATCTGAAATTGAAGAAGCCATTGCTGATGATGTCGCATTGACGATGGAACAACTGAAAAAATTTATTGAATCACAAGGATAATGGCAACAATTATTGTTTCTTCAAATGGTGTAAGCCAACAACCAACTGAATATTCATTGGCATACAATGACAACAGGTATGTTGTCAGCTCCACTTTGTACACGCCAACGCTAAGATTCAGAGTAAACATATTAAAATACCCGTATGTCGCAGGTGACCAACCAATTGCATCATTAGTTGTTTATCCATCTGTTGGAATTTATCAAGGCACACCTATGCAGAATACTGCATGGTTTGATGTATCAAGAATAATGCAGTCACAATTGACACATGATGTCACCATTCCTGCTGCGAATCATCAAGCATTCTTCCAGAATGACAACAGCCATTTTGAATACTTTATGGTTATCAATGAAGAAGATATTGATGCAGCAACAGACAGGTATAAAGATGTTGGTGTAAGTGTCTTCGAACAGAAATCAGTCTGGAATGGTGTGCGAAACATTGTTGATTGGCTTGATTTTGATTACAATGATTTCATCATCAATGCACCATCAACAACCAAGCGATTTTTGACAGATGCACCAAGCATCAGAAACATCAATTCTTCACAATCAGATTGGCTGTATTACATCGTGAACGACAAGCTAAGTGCGAACAAGTATCTGATTAATGCATACGATGATGTGAACGGAACAGGAACATTGCTTTCATCTGGATTTGTTACATCACCATATCCAACTTCAAACAATTACGATTCGCAGTATTGGCGCATTGCAATTGGTCCACAGGACATTGCCAACATTGATGCATCATTGATGACAGGCAGCACACCATCAACTGTTCTGAATGGTGCCAAAAGTTACACCATCATGTTGCTGAATATCACGAATGTACAGCAATCAGAAGCTGTGACATTTAACCTGGACCAACAATGTAGCAAATATGAACCTGTCAGATTGCATTGGCTGAACAGACTTGGTGGAATAGATTCATTCAATTTCAATTTGAAATCAATAGATAAAACAGATGTGAAGCGTGAATCATATCATCAGCAGCATCACACGTTTACAGGTTTCACATACGATTATACCAAGGCATCACGTGGACAGACTGACTACGATATTCAGATGACCGAAAAATTAACAGTCAACACAGACTATTTGACTGAAGCTGAAAGCATTTGGATGGAAGATTTATTTACGTCACCTGTTCTTTACAGAGAAGTGAACAATGAATTGATAGCCATGAACATCACAGGCAAATCAATTCAGAAGAAGACATCATTGAATGATAAGCTGATGCAGTATAAGTTCGAATTGAACTATTCACTTACAAACAGAAGACAACGTGGCTGATGTACAGGTGTTGGTTGAAGGCCGACCAATAGACATATTTCAATTTGATTTCAGTTTCAACTATGCGATTGCCGACATACGGCATCCAGATGAACGAAAGACAGAATACAGCAAAACAATCCAATGTCCAGGAACACAGCGAAATGATGCCATCTTTGGACAGATATATGATGTGAACATCAGCAATGCCTACGATTCTGCTGCTGCAAATATTGAAGCAAACTTCAATCCAAACAAAAGGGCCAATGCCAGAATCATCACGGATGGTGTGCAGGTCATGGATGGCACCTTGCAGTTGCGCCAGATAACTGCAAAGAAGGACCAGTTGATATATGAAATCATCTTCATTGGAAAAATGGCCAACATCTTCAATGAACTTGGCGATTCAGAATTGAATGGTCTGGATGATGATGGCAATGCGTTGATTGATTTTAGCGACCTAAACCATGAATATAATTACGGCAGAATAATCAACAGTTGGGCAAACACAACAGGATATGTTTATCCGATGATAGACTATGGTGTCAACGAACCATTGTATGAACCAACATCTGAACGAATTTATTCAGTAACAGATTTTCGGCCTGCTGTATTTCTTCATGACATTGTTGATAGAATTTTTGCATTCGCTGATTTCAGTTTTACATCCACATTCCTGTCATCTGCATTCTTCAGAAAGCTGATTGTTCCGTGGAACAATGAAGGTTTTCAACTTACAGAATCTGAAGTTGAATTGCGAACATCACAGGCTGCATCACCTGGACAAGATTTGAACGAATCATTCTATTCAAACAACTTTCCAACAGGCCCAATCATTCGTGAAGTATTATTTGATTTCAATGGTTCAATTGACCCGAATAACCTTTGGAATGATGCAGGCAATTACTATGAAGCACCTGCTGATGGTTACTACAATGTGCTGTCAACAATGTCATTCAATGTGGCATTGACAGGCACATCATTTCCTGGATTAGTGCCAATTGAATTGCGATTCTACAGGCAGTCTGTAAGTGGATTGATTCAAGCAGTTGGTTCGTCTGTTGGTGAATTGCAGCTTTCTGGCACAACAATCATTCCTGCAAGTGTGGAAAATGTTTATTGTGGAGCAGGCGACAGATTATACATTGAAGGTTTTATATCAAATGTTCCGTTGATTCAGTTGTTCTTATTGAATTACCAAGTAGATGTCAATACAACATCAACTATAGAAGTGACATCTGGTGACCTTGCAATAATTGAAGGGCAGACAATACCAATGAATAGCTTGGTTCCAGAAATAGAAATGAAGGAATTGTTGCTGTCCATTATTCAGATGTTCAATTTGTATGTGACCATTGACCCGAACGATGAACGCAATCTGTTGATTGAAACACGTGATACATTCTATGCATCTGGAACAGTTAAAGATTGGACACATAAGATGGCACGTGACAAGGATGTCACATTGCAACCATTGGGCCTGTTGACAGGAAACGAATTTGTTTATACATATGCTGAAGATGATGACCTTTACAATAAGAAATATCAGAACAGTTTTGGCCATGTATATGGTAGAGCAAAGGCAGAAGTTGATAATGACTTTCAACTTGGCACCAATGAAATGGAAATTGTTTTCTCAGCAACACCAATGGTAAATGATAATCCAAGCAACAGGATTATTGGCAAAATTTACAACGAAGACATTGATGATGGCATTGCTGAAACTGAACACAACATCAGACTGCTGTATTTTGGTGGATTAATTCCAAGCAATCCAAGTTGGATATTCAGATATGTTCAAGCACAAGGGCCATCACTTCCAGGTTTAGTGATAGATGTGCCGCAAAACACATATCCTTATGCAGGTCATCTGACGCATCCAGGAACAGGTGGCATTATTCCACAACAGGATATCAACTTTGGAATACCAAAGCAACTGTTCTATTCTGGCAATGCATACACAGGCAGCCTGTTGTACACCAATGCCAATCTGTTCAACATATTTCACAGAAATCACATCATCGAAATCACCAACAAGGACAGCAAGATGATGACTGCCATGTTCTATTTGGAACCATTAGACATCATGAACCTTGATTTTCGTGACCAGATACAAGTGGACAATAGCTATTGGCGAATAAACGAAATAAAAGACTACAATCCATTCAAGGAGCAATTG